GGATGCTGGTAAGCATTGTGTCAGCGGCGGCGATAGTTAAGCAAAAATTATCTGCGGTTATACAACAGTTAGAAAAAGTAACTCGTGACTACGAAGACAGGCTTAGAGATTTAGATAAGCGTACAGATCGCCAAGAAAATTTAATAGATCTAAACGCACAGAAGACCCATGTTTTATCGGGGATTATGTCACCAGAGAGACTAGAACGAAACAATAGAGAGTTAGAACGTATTCTTGTTATGGCTACAAACAATAATGATAGACTGTCTAAGATAGAAAAAATGCACAACGGAAAACATCCAACTGTGGAGTAGATAATGTTTAAAGCCGTAATATTTCTTTTCATTTACACCGGAGAGGTTGGCATCCCAACTATTATTAACGATCCCTTGCCACCGACAAAAACATTTTCAGAGTGTCTTTTGCGAGGTGCTAACATTATTAAAGTCATATACCAAGGTAATCACGTTATTGTTGAAGCGAAGGCTGGATGTGTTAGAGTTGAAGAACAAAAAAAAGATGATAAAATTGAAAAAGATGTTTAAAAAAAGGATTTAATGATAAGATCGAAACAAACAATATTGTAGATTGATTAACCAGTATTTAGGAGACATAAAATTTTAACATTATTAGGTAGCGTTTTAGGGTTTGGAACCTCTTTTTTGCCTCGCGTAATGGATTTCTTTCAAGACAGAGCGGATAAGAAACACGAACTAGAAATAATGACACGTCAAGCTGAGATACAACTCGATAAAACAGCTATTGACGCAAATATCCGAGAAGTAGAAACTATACATAAACACGACGCATCTCTCGATGGAGGAGGGTTTGTTAATGCTGTCAGGGCTTCTGTACGTCCTGTCATCACTTATTTATTTATGGCCCTCTTCATCGGAGTAGAAGTCACAACGTATTATCTGTTAATACAGAACGGTGTGGCTCCCGGTGACGCTCTTGTAGCGGCGTGGGATGATCAAGTAATGGCGATGTGGGCAAGTATTTTAGCTTTTTGGTTTGGTGGTCGTCAGTTTAAAAAATGAGGTGCAACGATGCAGGTATTGAAATTATTAAAAAGTATGAAGGGTGCAGTCTTAGATGTTATCTGGACCCTATTGGTATACCCACTATCGGTTATGGTTCTATTTGGGGTCTTGACCACTCTAGGTTGGTTAGCAATCATAGAGATATTACCGAGAACGAAGCGGAATACTTACTTAAAAGAGAACTTCTTACGACTGAAAACGCAGTTGCAAGGATGGTTAGAACAGCATTAACAGAAAATCAGTTTTCAGCAGTTTGTTGTTTAGTGTACAATGTAGGGAGTGGAAGATTTAGAAGCAGTACAATAAAAATGAAATTAAATAGACAGGATTTTGAGGGAGCCGCTAACGAGTTTTGGAAGTGGCGCAGGGCGGGAGGAAAAATACTAAGAGGCTTGGTGCGTAGGAGAGAAGAAGAGAAACAACTTTTTTTAAGATGATGGAGTAAAGATGCCTGAGAATATAGAAAGATGTCCGCAATGTGGTTGCGATAAACCAAAAGTATTTGTACATGGCCACTACCAGTGCGTCGATTGTAAATGTGTTTCTGATGGCGATTGTTGCCAAGGAGCGCCGCTACCAACAGAGGATTAGTTTTGCCCTTAGTTAAGTTAAGATTTAAGCCCGGTGTTGATAAAGAAGGAACAGACTACGAAAACACGATGGGCTGGTCCAAGAGCGATAAAGTGCGTTTTCGTCAAGGTTACCCCGAAAGCATAGGAGGCTGGATTAAATATTCAGCTAACGCTTTTATTGGACTCTGTAGATCTTTATTGCAGTGGACAGCGAACGATGGCTCTAATCTTCTAGGCGTAGGAACCAGTAAAAAATTATATGTAGAGTCGGGAGAGACTTTTTATGATGTAACTCCTATACGCTCATCTTCTACAATAAATACTAATCCTTTTGCCTTAACGGGGGGATCTGCTGAAGTGACTGTCACGGATACAGATCACGGGGCTTTAGCAGGAGACTTTGTAACTTTTTCGGGTTCCACCAGTTCTGATGCAAATATAACCGCCAACGTGATGAATAGCGAATACGTTATAGATAGTATAGTTAATGCTAATTCTTATAAGGTAACAATGTCTGCGAGCGCCGCAGGATCTGACGCTACTGAGGGGGGTTCAGGTGTAACTGCGGCATATCAAATAAGTATAGGTTTAGATACTTCTGTGCTAGGAACTGGTTGGGGAGTGGATACCTTTGGTGCAGAAGGATGGGGCGTTGCATCTACTGGTGCGGCCACAAGTATAACTGCTCAGTTAAGAGTATGGACATTGGCTCCTTTTGGAGAAGATTTGATAGCCAATATACGTAACGGACCTATATATTTATGGGACACTTCAGCAGGGTTTGCTACTAGAGCCGTAGACTTAAAAGACGTTGCTGGTGCCGACACATGTCCTACCATATGCAGAACTGTCGTTGTAGCGGCGGAAAGTAGGCATTTACTGGCTCTAGCTTGTGATCCGTTTAATGCTATAGGTACACAGGACCCTCTATTAATAAGATGGGCCGATGCTGAAACACTAACAACTTGGACCCCTGACACTACAAACACCGCAGGATCTTTACGTTTAAACACTGGTTCACAAATAATTACAGGTATCGCAACAAAGCGCGATATACTTGTATGGACAGATACTTCTTTAAACACTGTTTCATATGTGGGTCCCCCCTTCTTTTTCGGCACAAAGTTAATATCCTCTAACACAAGTATAATGGGTCCTAAGTCTGCCATAGAAGTAGATGGAATAACTTATTGGATGGGAAGTGATAATTTCTATTTATATGATGGCAGTACCAAAACCATACCTTGTACTTTGAGAGATGACGTATTTATCAATTTAAATAGGACTCAAACATATAAAACTTTTGCGGCGACAAATGTAGGCGAAAGCGAAGTTACGTGGTTTTATTGCACGTCAACAGATGAAGTAACAGACTATGTGACTTTAAACTATGCACAACAGATATGGTATGGCGGAACTATGACCCGTACAGCATGGGTAGATAGAAACCATAACGACAACCCTATTGCCGCTGGCACAGACAATTATCTTTATGATCACGAGTATGGTCTAGACGATGGATCTACTAATCCGGTCAGCCCGTTAAAGTCTTTTGTAGAAAGTTCTACATTCGAGCCTATACCCGGAGACGGCTGGCACTTTACTTTTCTTAATAGAATTATACCCGATGTAACCTTTGTCGGATCAGAAGTGGATAACCCCTCTGCTGTTATTACTATGACCCCTAAAGACTTTCCGGGCGGTGGCATGGGTTCTGGAGACGCAAGCACTGTTACTCGAAGTGCCACAACTCCTGTAGAAGCTTACACAAAAGAAGCATATATCAGACTACGAGGCAGGAGCTACACTTATCGTATAGAAAATAATAGTGTTGGAGTTCGTTGGAGGGACGGAAACCCCAGAATAGAAGCTAGACCGGACGGTAGAAGATGAGCCGCGTAGATACAGTTGCAAACACCATACCCAGATTACCTAGATCTGCGGATTTAGAGGTAACACAACAGTATATAGACCAGCTTGTTAGTGCGTTAGAAGACGCCATAGATGTACTTAACTCAACAAGACAACGCAGTTTTACTGAACTTAATTTAACTAATACGCAAGAACATGGTGGTAATTTACGTACAGGCGATGTATTCTCAAGTAGTGGCATTTTAAAGATTGTCCGAACAGGGGACATATATGTTGGTCCAAACACAGGTGCTACAGCTACAGGTACTGTTACCGTAGTCACAACATAAGGAATTTTAGTTATGGGTAGAGGCATATCAGACAACTTACTTTCACTTGGAGGAGGCCTTATTGGCTCGTTTTTTGGCCCCGCTGGAGCGGCGATAGGATCAGGCCTTGGTAGTCTTGCCGAGGGAGACGACTTCGGAGAAGCCATGATGGGTGGCCTGATGAGCTTTGGTGTAGGTAGCGCACTTCAGGGATTAGGCAGTACAGGAAGTGCTTTTGCAAAAGGAGGCGCAGAAGAGGCCGCTAAATTGGCGGCTAAAGAAGGCATAACAGATGGACTATTTACTAAAATTGGTTCAGACACTTTTTCCAATATAAGCGCAGGTGCTGGAACTGAAGCGGGATTAGGTGGATTTTTAAGTTCAGCAATTAAGAACCCAAAGGTATATACGGGTCTAGGCGCGGCAGGAGTGGGTTTGTTAGGTTCCGGCGCTATAGATGAAACTACACCTCTTCCTGTTGATAGAGCAATTTCTTCTAGACAACCAAATTTAACAACTGGACCCTTGAGAGCAAAATTTGCGCCTCCCGCAAATTTCGCTCCCGGTTTTGATCCGGAGTTTAACTTTGGTTTTGCAGAAGGAGGCATTGTTTCGGGAAATCGAAATTATGCTGATGGTTCTGGAATTGAAGGAATAGATATACTCGCTAATCCAAATAATAGGGGAGAAGCGTTCGGTAACCTCGGTCCATTAATTAGTGGGGCTAATACTTTTGGAAAGCTGGGGGTTCCCGGATTAGGCACGGTTATAGGAGCGATAGGCTCCGGAATGGCCGCAAACGACTATCAAGATGCTCTTACTAGACAGGGAATAACAAATCAAGATCGCTATAATATA